GAATCCTGCCAGCCTGCCTACCTCGAATAGTCAGGACGGGTCTTTCATAGCGGGCGGTGGAGCAGTCGCACTCCCCTCCTCAAGCACTCCATATATCACCGCCTACCCGTGGTCGTCTGGGTTCGGTACGAAATACGCAAACCCCGCCAGCCTGCCACTCGGGTGGTCTAAGCGTGTCGCATTCATCTGATGAAGGGAAACACCATGACAGAACAAGCCTTTGACCCAATCGCTGCTCGGCGCGACGAGGTTGCCGACTACCAGCGCGGCATCGACCTCTACACGTCCATCGCATCGGGACTCCCGAACGTATGGCCCGAACATCTCGCGCACTTGAAAGGTGCGACAGACAAGCACGCGGCCATTGCTGCCGTTGACGACCTCAACGATGTGGTGCTCGTGTCACAACTGTGGGCACACGATGATGCGCAGGCCGCTATCCGCTCCAACATGGTGGAGCAGGCGAAGGCGCAAGCAATCCTCGCCGCGATCCAGGCCCGTCCATCTAGCTAACACCACCCGCCAACCCCGTCACATTCGTGGCGGGGTTTCGTCATGCAAGGAGGCATCATGCTCGTGAAGTTCCGCGGATTCGCCTTCGCACCCGGTACGCCCGCCGCCATCAAATGGGCGGAACGTCGTGCCGGATTCACGTTCGGCATCACGCAAGGCGGCTATCACACGGGCGTCGCAGCATCGTCCGGCACGCACGACAAAGACGCGGTTGACCTGTCCGTGCGCGGACTGACCGACACGCAAATCGACGACATGGTGACCGCACTCCGTGACGCTGGCTTCGCCGCTTGGCATCGCACTGTCGCGCAAGGCTTCGACATCCAGCACGTCCACGCCATCCGGGTCGGCAACGGCGACCTGTCCCGCGTCGCAGCGCAGCAGGCCGTCGCCTACGACGCGCACCGGGACGGCCTCAAAGGCAACCACCCAGACAACACGTACCACCCGTCCCCGAAAGTTAAGTGGGGCGTCATCCTCCGCAAACCCATCGTCAGGAAGTAGACCGCCATGAACGTCAAAGGCATCCTCGACCGCCTCCCTGCACCCGTCCGCCACGCCGTCATCCTCTTCATCGGCTCCCTCCTCGTCTGGGCCCAAGCGCAGGCACGCGGCATGATCGTGTCCGGCAACCCGCTCACCGACGCCGTGATCTCCGCCGCCGCCGCATCCGCCGTGGGTACCGCAATCCTGTGGTTTACGAACCTCACAAAGCAGTACGGCGTCGGCTCCGAGCTACAAACCGGCGAGTGACTCGTGAGCGAGATGGTTGTGGTTTCGCTTGTCGCCGGCTCATTCAACGTGCTTGCGACGAGCGTCGCCGCCGTCTTCGCCTATAAGGCATCGAGGAACTCCAAACCCGTGAGCAACGGGTTCACCGGGCACGTCAGGGGTGAGCTCAAGTACCTGAGGGAGCAGATCGACGCCCACAAGGACCTGCACCTCAGGAGCGGCCTGTAGATCTCGAGGTCGACGCCGGCGCGCAACGGAGCACCCCCACCACCCCCTTCCTCCGGGGTGGTGGGGGTGCTCTGCTATGTCTACATCCCGAGCGCTCGCGCTACGGTCAGGACAGCAGCTCGTCGATGTCCGCATCGAGCGTGACACCGATCAGCCCGTCGAGCCGTCCCTGCAGCATCGCACGACACTCATGTCGACCATTGCGTCCGAGCACTGCTGCGAGCTCTGCAGCTGCATCACGCGGCACGTATCCCACGAGCTGGCCGTCGACGTGCACGGCGACGGCGTTCTTGTCGAACTTGTTGTTGGGCTCGCGCACCAGCGCAGCGGGAGCGAACGCGCGTTGGAACACGTTCTTTCCGGCCTTCGCGTCACCCCATTTCTTCAGCAGAGCGATGAGTGCAGCTCGGTGGTGCGACTCGCCCACGACCTCGAACAAGAACTCGTCTTCGTCGTCCTCGTCTTCATCGTCGTCGTCCTGGTCGTCCTCGTCGTATTGGAACTCGACGGTGATGGGCGGACGCGTCGCGGCCGACCGATACGCCCGAGGCCCTCCCGGCCGCGGCGTGGATGCCACTGTCTCCACGGGCAGCCAATCCGGTCCCAACGCAGATCCAGCGCTCACGGCGGTGGCCGCAGGCTTGCGTCGGGAAGCGATGAGGACTGCGACGGCAAGGATCGCGAAGCCGATCCAGTTGAAGAAGAAGCAGGCCACCGCCCAGGCGATCGCGCGTCGCCCCAGCCGCTCGGCCCAGACGTACGCCAGCGCCGCGAACCCCGCGCTCGACAGCCAATACACAACGTCACTCATGATGCCCCCTCAAGTCAGGGCTTCAGCCTGTCAGGCTATGGCCTCCTGTGGAAGAGCAGGCTCGCATAGTCGCACGGGTCCTCACCGAGCCACAACGCCCACGCCGCGACCTCGCGAGGTTGGGGGAGTGAGCGCACCTCCCAGATCGCGAGCGCGTCGCCCTGGTCTATGCGCAGGACGGTACGCCGGCATCCTCGCAGGAACCTCGCGCGCGTAGTTATGCGGCGATGCCATTCACGGCCGCGATGAGATCGTCATCACCAGTGAGCGTATAGCGGGCCGTCGTCTCTGGCTTCGTGTGGCCTAGGAGCGTCTGCACGGCCCGTAAGTCGTGCGTGCCGCGATAGGCCATCGTTGCGAACCTGTGCCGTAGCGAGTGCGCCGTCCACGGCTGCGGCAGCACCTTCTCGAGCCTGTCGCCGACCGTCCACGCCTGCACGTGCTCGCCAGGGAATCGCGGGGACGGGAAGGCCCAACCATTCACTTCGGCGAGCGCATCACGCAGGATCGGGTGCAGCGGAACTCGACGCACCTTGCCGCCCTTTCCGAGCACGCGCAGGCCGTTTGCGGTCACATCGTCGGAGTGGACCCGTGAGATCTCTGCGCGACGCAGTCCGGCGTAGGCACCGAGCAGCAGCATGAGCCGCGTCTCTCGATCTGCGCGTGACAGGGCGAGTGTGAGGTCATCTTCGGCGATGGGCTTCGGCAGCCCTTGCGGGACGCGAATCGCCCGCAGATCGACGGTTGGATCGGCGGCGATGAAGCCGCGGCGTAACGCCCAACCGTAGAACGAGCGCATGGCGTTCAGAATGGCGCGGCGCGTCTCACACGCCTGGCCCTCCATCGAGGCCAGTACGGCCACGAGGTCATCCTCCGTGGCGTGCAGCAGCTCCACGTGCGCGGCCACCTTGCCGATCTGCGATCGACGCACACGCACTGTCGAGACCGGCGCTGCCCCGGCTCTATACCAGTTGAGCCACAGCTCAACGACCTCTTCATTTCTCATCGTCGCCCCCTTGTCAGGTGAGGGCGCATCGTTTCAGGCTGCGATGCCGACGAGGGAGGGCCGAAAGCGGACGTAAACCAATTTACCGGGCGGTTTTTGGTTCGAGTCCAAACGGGGGAGCAAGCCACCGTCAGGCCCGCCATCGGCGGGCTTTTCGCCCGTCTGAAGCCATGACAGCGGGACGCCGGTCCAGAGCGCCCAGAGCGTCAGCTCACCCTTCTTGGGCACGTTTCTGCCGTTGGTCCATGCGCTGATGGTCTGTCGTGTGACGCCGAAGTATTCCGCTGCCTCCTGCTGCGAATGCCCGGCGTTGCGTAGTGCCAACGCCATGCGGTCGCCGAGTTGAAACTCAGGGATCATGAAGTCGTGTGCGGTTGTCATGCAATGAGTATTGCACACCCGATGGGCAATGAATGACCGTTCGGCGCAAAGTGGCAACATCTATAGACAATGGCTCTTGACGGATATTCTTCCAATGTAAGACGATCTGCCACATGCACAGCATCGACGATCTGATCTCAACGACCGAAGCCATCAAGATGCTCGGCGTTGATCGTTCCACGCTCTCCCGCTACGTCAAGTTCGGTGACATCCAGCCCGCCAAGCGATTCGGCGACGGCCCCAAGGCGTTCATGCTCTTCTGGCGCGCCGACATCGAAACCCTCCGCGAATCCAAGGTCGCCGCAGGCGTCATTCGCGTCTAACAACTTCCGTCGGTCGGCTTTCCCCCGAGCCGCCGACGGATCACTGCAAGACCCTCGCTGGGTCGCCGAACTTTCCTAGGGCGAAGCGACCCAGCGAGGCACTCCATCCGCATTCACAGCACAGGGAGCACCGTGAATCTACAGCCAGGAGACCTCGAGTTCGTCGTCAAGGCGATCATCGGAGGCATCGTCATCATCCTCGGTGGGTACCGTCTCATCGGGTACCTCGACGGCCGCGCGAACCGTGCGCAGAGCCGCCAGAACATCGTCGTCCGCTACGCCGACACCGAAGCCGGTGAAACGCGATGAACCTCTACGACCTCGCATACGCGGCGCTCACTGTCGTCATCATCGTCGCCTTCGTCGTGCTGGCGCTCGCCCTCGGCTGGCTCATGTGGCACGGCACCACCCCAGACCCCCGACCCGACTCCCTGCGGGTCGGGAACGCAGCGCGCACCACGAGGCGCGGGGAAGCGCCAACTGGTGCGCGCTGCACTTGCCGCCTCTACGACCAGGAGCAGGTGGCCGCATGACCACCTCGACGGTTCGCATGAGCGACAGCCAACGGCGTCGACTCGTCAAGGCATGCCTGCTGCTCGTCTGCAACGCGACGCACCTCCCCATCGACGGCAAACGTCTCACCGTCGCTCAGCAGGACCGCATCACCTCACGTGAAGACGCGCGGGGCCTCATCAACTCCATCCTCGCCGAAGGACAGTTGTTCGCATGACCACCCCACCGAACATCCTCGAGGCCGTACTCGCAGAGCGCGGCAAGCGATACGGCGCATTTCTCACCCACGCCCAGTTCTCGCAAGACCTCAAGGGCATCGTCGACGACGGCATCCGCACCAACGGCTGGACGTTCGACGCCGACATGCTCGAGGCCCTGAGATGATCCTGCACAAGATCGCGCGCATCGTGAACGGCGACCCGAACTGGTCCGACTCCTGGCGCGACATCGCCGGCTACGCCACGCTCGTCGCCGACCGCCTCGACCTCGTGGAGCAGCCGTGAGCGAGTGCGGAACGAACGCCGGCTACTGGGCGCACCGCCGCGCCGGCACCGACTACTGCGAACCCTGCAAGCGTGCCCACGCCCTGGAAACCAAGCGGTGGAAATACGAGCGTGCACACGGCTTGAGGCGGGTCGTGCCCGCCGACAAGGTCCGCGACCACGTCGACAAGCTGCGCGCCGCCGGCATGTCCCGCGGCTCCATCGCGCACGCCGCCGGCATCTCACGCACCACCCTCGACGGCGTGTACCGCAACCCCGGCAAAGGCATGCACATCACCACCGCCCGCAAGATCATGGCCGTCAAAGGCCCAATCTGGCTGCCTGTCGGGCGGAACGATGAGACGTTCGTGCCCCGCCTGGGATCCGTGCGACGCATCCAAGCGCTGCTCGCCATCGGGTGGACACACCAGGCGATGAAGGCACACAGCGGCATCACCACCGCCGTCACCCTCAACCAGAAGGGCGAATGGATCACCGTGCGGACGCACGCTGCCATCGCCGCCATGTTCGACGAACTGTCCATGAAGCCAGGCCCGTCAGAGTTGAGTCGCCGCCGCAACACGCGCCGCGGATACGCCCCGCCCCTGGCGTGGGACGAAGGCACCATCGATGACCCCAAGGCCAAGCCGCACGGTGCCGAGTTCGGGTCCACGCTGAAGTCGCGCGTGGACATCGCCGAGATCATCGAGCTGCGCGAACAGGGCTACACGTTGCCGCAGATCGCCGAACGCGTCGGCGTGTGCCGGGAGACCGTCATCCGTCGACTCAAGGCCGCCGCATGAGCAAGAGCAAGGACAAAGGCACCTGGGCGGAAACCAAGACCGTCGACTTCCTGCGCGCCAACGGATTCCCTACCGCCGAACGCCGCGCCCTCGCCGGCACCAACGACCTCGGCGACATCCTCACCGGCCCGGGCCTTGCCTGGGAAGTGAAGAACCGCGCCAAGTACGCCATCCCAGCATGGTTGGCCGAGACCCAGACCGAGCGCATCAACGCCGGAGCCGACTTCGGCATCCTCGTCGTGAAGCCAGTCGGAGTCGGGGAGAAGCGCGTCGGTGACTGGTGGTGTGTGCTCACACTGGAACAGATCACACAACTACTCCGCGCGGCCGGCTACGGGGACGCACTATGACCCCGCCGCGGCTGCAGCCGTTGCGCGGCACCTTCGCCGGGGGTGTGTCCAAGCGCGACCACCGCGTGTACGACATCCCCGACCTGCCCGACGCCGTCTGCAAGGTCGCCGGAGTCATGCCCGACATGTGGCACAACGCCGGCCACAGTGCCGCCGCCATCGCCGACACCACCGCAGCGAAAGCCCTCTGCGCCACATGCCCCGAAATCGAAGGCTGCCTCGAGTACGCCATCGTCCACGACATCCGCGAAGGCATCTTCGGTGGGCTCACCGCCGCCGAACGCAAGCAGCTGCGCCGCGACGGGGAACTGTCATGAAGCGTGCTGCCACGATCGTCGCCGTCCTCGCCCTCATGTCACCCATGCACCTGGGCGAGGCGGCGGCCACCAACGACACAGCCGTGTTCATCGGGATCCGCAAGCCCATCGATGTGCGCACCGACGTGCAAGCACGGGCCTCGCGTTCGGGTTGGCGTGGCGCACAGTGGCGTTGCATCGACGCGCTGGTGTACCGCGAGTCCCGCTGGCACCCCACAAGCAAGAACGCGCACTCCTCGGCGTACGGCCTGTTCCAGTTCCTGCGCATGAAGCCCGGAACCAGCGTGGAACGGCAATACCAGGCGTTCGAGCGCTACATCGCCAGCCGCTACCACGGCAACCCATGCAACGCCCTCCACTTCCACAACCTGAACGGCTACTACTGATGCGCCGCCTTCTCATCGTGCTCGGCGTCAACGTGATCGCCGCGCTCACCATCGCCGCCGCCTACTTCGCGGCCTGGCTCACCGACTACGACAACAACTAACCAAGGGGAACACCAATGGAAATCACACTCACCGACGACTTCCTCCATGCCGCCCTCGAACTCCGCTACGTCACCGCTGAGATCGCCAAGCTCGAAGCCCAAGCCAAGCGCTGCAAGGAGATCCTCGCCAAGCACCTCACCATCGGCGACACCGGCATGGATCCCGATGGCAATGCCCTCGTCAAGGTCGTGAAGGGCTCCGCGCGCTTCAAGCCCGAACTCGCCATCGCCAACCTCCCGGCCGGCGTCCTCGACTCCATCATGGTCACCGCACCAGACGCCAAGCGCGCCAAGGACGTCCTCCCGCCCGCGCTCTATGCCCTCGCCTGCGAGGACAACGCCCCGAGCATCCGGATCGCGTGATGACACCGCCTTGTATCGCCTGCGGCGAACCACTGCACGAGTCGCTCGTGCGCGCGGGCATGCCACTGCACATCAACTGTGAGCCGCTTCTGATCGACCCCGACATCCTCGCCAGCGATCTGTTCGCCACCATCGGCGACGCGCTGATCAACCAGCCGCGATCCCTGCAACGGCGCATCGGGCCGAGCGAGATCGGCATTCCCTGTGATCGCCGCATCGGCTACATCCTCTCCGACACCCCGAAAGTGCGGGACGAGACGGTCGCGTGGAAGCCGGCCATCGGCACTGCCATGCACGAACTGTTCGCCGACATGTTCATCAAGGCCAATATGCGCCTCGTCGAGTCCGGCAACCCGTGGCGCTACCACGTCGAGGAGCGCGTCACCGTCGGCGCCATCAACGGCGTTGACATCACCGGCAGCTGTGACCTGTTCGACGCTTGGTCAGGGGCAGTGTGGGACTGGAAGACCACCTCTAAGAACCAACTCCGTGAGAAGTACCGTCCCCACGGTCCCGGCGAGCAGTACCGCACCCAGTTCCAGCTATACGGCCTCGGTTGGAAGAACCGCGGCTTCACTGTGCGCACCGTCGGCGGCATCTTCTTCACCCGCGACGGCGAATTCACCGACCGGCACGTGTGGTCCGAGCCCTTCGACGAACAGGTCGCCCTCGACGCCCTCGCGCGCGCCAACGACATCGCAGCCGCGCTCGGCTCCTACGGCGGCGTCCTCGAGGACCTCCCCACCGGCCCCGCCTACTGCGGCTTCTGCAGCTGGTATCGCAAGAACGCCTCCCAGATTTCCGTCGCCTGCCCTGGTCACCCGTCAGACGAACCGGCCACCGCGTACCCGTTCGACGACCTCCTGCCGAAGCCGGGGCGGGCCGCATGACAGGCCGCAACCAGTGGGGCGCACCCCGCGACGCCGACGACCGCTTCCTATCCAAGGTCACCATCGTTGGTGACTGCTGGCAGTGGAACGCCGGCATCTCAGACAGCGGTTACCCGACGTTCAACCCAAGCCCCGGCGTGAAGGTGTACGCCGCGCGCTGGCTCCTTGAGCGGCTTGGCAGGAAGCCGCCACGTCGGGCCCGTCTGACGTGGCTCTGCGGCAATGTGCAATGCGTCCGACCTGCGCACCTCAGCACCGACGTGTTCTGGAACCAAGTCCAGGCCGCCGACGCCGACGCATGCTGGGTCTGGCGCGGCTTCCTGCATCGCGGGTACGGACGATTCAACCACGTACTCGCGCACCGCTTCGCATACGAGCAGTTGCGCGGTGAGATCCCCGCCGGCCTCGGCCTGGATCACCTCTGCGAGACGTCAGCATGCGTCAACCCATGGCACCTGGAACCGGTGCCGCAAACCGAGAACTCCCGCCGCAAGTCTCCCGAGTACCGCGAACGGGTCAACGCAACAATCCCCACCCCACAGAAAGCAGCCTGACATGTCCAACGACAGCAAGGACTTCCTCCTCGGCTCCTCCAGCCCTTCTGCGAAGTTCCCCACCACCGGCACCACCATCACCGGCACCATCACCGAAGAGCCCGTCATCGCCGACCAGCGCGACCTCGACGGCAACCTCAAGACCTGGGACGACGGCTCCACCATGAAGCAACTCGTCATCACCCTCCAGACCAACGAGCGCGACCCCGACATCGAGGACGACAAGGGCATCCGCAAGTTGTACGTGTCCGGCTCCAAGAAGGCTGAGTCGAAGTCCATGACGGCGGCCATCGGCGGCGCCGTGAAGGCCGCCAAGGCCAACGGGCTCGAGGTCGGCGGCAAGTTGACCGTCACCTACATCGCCGACGGCACCCCGCCGAAGAAGGGCTACAACGCCCCCAAGCAGTACGCGGCCTCCTACGAGCCGCCGAGCGTGCAGGCGTCGGCAGCATTCCTCACCGACGACGCACCGGCCACGCCGCCGCCCGCGGCCGCGACACAAACCCCCGCGCAGCTCGCGAAGGAACTCCTCGCCGCGGGCCTCGACATCGGCGACGTGGCGGGCGCCACGGGCTTGCCACAGGGCACCGTCGCTGCACTCAAGAACGCGATCGCGGCTCCCGCGCAGTTCCAGCAGGCGCCAGCGGCTCCAGCACCGGCGTTCCAGCAGGCTCCGGCCGCCGCGCCCGCACAGCCAACGCCCGAGCAGATCGCGAGCCTCAAGGCCGCCGGCATCGACCCCGCGACCGTGTTCCCCGGATACGTCGCGCCCTTCTAGCCGATGCCTGCCGGACAGGCATCGACAGCCACGCCGCCCACAGGGGCCGCCGGTTCGCGACCGAGCGTGGCACCAACCAACACCAACGACAAGGGGAGAGGCATGACCGCGGACCTATTCGCAAACGTGAACGACGGAGACAAGATCCGCGTGGAGTACGCGGACGGTGCCGTGGAAGGCGTCTTTGGCCGTGACACCTACGGCGATCGAATCCTCGTCACAGATGACGAACTGCGCTGGGCCTTCGGAACATCCGCACGCGGGAACATCACCGCCGTCACCGTCCTACGCCGCTCCCTGCCGCCGGAGCCGCCGATTCATACCGTCGTCCTCGATGAATATGACCACGCCTGGCAGCGCGAAGCTCATGGCTGGGTGGGCGGGGGCATCACTGCTACTTGGGGAGGCTTGAACGCCCACGGCACCGCACGCGTCATCTGGACTCCAGGGGACGATGCGAAATGAGCGCGCAGCCGACCACCCATGACCCGTATTGCCTCCTCGCGGACGGAACGACCTGCGATCAATTCGCGCATGTCCCCTCCGACCACCGCAACGAACCAGGCACCTTCTGCACATCGTGTGGTGCGCCCTGCATCTGCGAGCAATTGGCGGCGGCCCGCGTGGACGAGCGGGAGAAGGCGTACGAGAGCGGCTACCGCAATGCGATGCGCGACTCCATCCTAGGAACCAAGGTTGCCGCGACACATGGACCCGGTGAGTCGGCGTGAGCGTTCTGCAGGCCGCGATCGCCTGGCACAACGCCGGCGTCAGCGTCATCCCCATTCGCAAGGACGGCAGCAAGGCGCCGGCGCTGAAGTCGTGGAAGGAGTATCAGACCAGGCTCCCGACGTTCGACGAACTCATCGCCTGGTTCGCGCACGATCAACACGCGCTGGCCGCCGTCTGCGGGGCGGTGTCAGGCAATCTCGAACTCATCGAGCTCGAAGGCCGCGCCGTCGCCGCCGGAGCCAGCGATCGCCTTGACACCTACGCCGAGGACAACGCCCTCACCCACGTCATCGAGGCAGCCCTTGGGTCGTACGTGCAGAGCTCGCCGAGCGGTGGACTGCACCTCGTGTACCGCGTCGCGGGTCCCGTGGCCGGCAATCAGAAGCTCGCACGCGCCGACAAGCGCACCGTGCTCGCCGAGACCAGGGGCGAGGGTGGCTACTTCATCCTTGCCCCGTCGGGCGACGCCACGCACGCCACCGGCCGACCCTGGCAGGTCCGTGCCGGCAGTCCAAGCAGCCTCGCCACCCTCAGCATCGATGACCGCGATGCGCTGGCCGCACTCGTGCACATGCTCGATGAGTACGTGCCCGAGGAGCCGCTCCACGAGACCGGTGGCGACGGCCTCTTCACCAGCGCCACCGCCGGCACGCGACCGGGCGACGACTTCAACGCGAAGGCGAAGTGGGAAGACATCCTCGGACCCCACGGCTGGACAGTGGCTCGACGCATGGGCAACGGCTACGCCTGGCGGAGGCCGGGCAAGACCGACCCCGGCATCAGCGCCACCACCGGGCAGGCCGCCGACGGCGTCGACCGCCTCTACGTGTTCTCCTCGAGCACCGAGTTCGAGCCCGAGCGTCCCTACAGCAAGTTCGCGGTGCACGCGCTGCTGGAGCACCACGGCGACTACACGGCAGCTGCCAAGGCACTGTCGGCGGCCGGGTACGGGACGCAGCCGACCATCGCCGTCGAGACGCACAGCGCCACGCAGAGCGTCGCAGCGGTGACGCACGTACCAGAAGGCCAGACCGTGACCGAGACGCTGCCAGAGACGCGAGCGCATGACAGCGCGGACGCTCCGACGAGCACGCTCGCCATGAGCGAGGACGGGCACGCCCAACACCTCATCGCCGAGTTCGGCGACACCATCCGCTACTGGGAAGACAGCGGCAAGTGGCTGCACTGGGACGGCTGGCGCTGGCGCAAGCAATCTGCCGGCGGCGGGATCGTGCGCGAGTACGCGAAGTTCGTCGCCCGTACCTACCCCGATGATAAGCAATGGCTCACGCACAAGCGACGCTGCCTGTCCGCCGCTGGGACATCGGCGTGCCTCACGCAGGCGAGCACCGACCATCGCATCACCGTCAACACCGAGGCACTCGACGCCCACCCGTGGGAGCTCAACACCCCCGGCGGCATCATCGACCTGCGCACCGGCACCCTGCAGCCCGCCGACCCCGCGAAGCTGCACACCCGCATCACCCGATGCGCGCCAGACTTCACTGCCGACCGCAGCGCCTGGCTGGCGTTCCTCGACACCACCTTCCAAGGCGACGCCGAACTCATCGGCTGGATGCAGCGGCTCCTGGGCTACGCGGCACTCGGCGTGGTGCTGGAAAACATCCTGCCCGTCTTCTACGGGGCCACCGGAGCCAACGGCAAGACCGTGCTGCTCGACACCGTCATGGCCATCCTCGGCGACTACGCAGCACCCGCACCCAAGGGCTTCCTCCTGGCCGGAGCACCGAAGCACGACACCGAGATCGCCGACCTCGCGGGCGTACGCATGGTCGTGAGCTCCGAGACCAACACCGGCGAACGCTTCGACGAGGGCAAGGTGAAACTCCTCACCGGAGGCGACCGACTCAAGGCCCGCTTCATGCGTCAGGACTTCTTCCACTTCACCCCCTCGCACACCGTGTTCCTCATGTCCAACCATCGACCCGAAGTCACTGCCGGCGGGTCGGCTTTCTGGCGACGCATCCGCGAAGTGCCCTTCGATCACCAGATCCCCAAGGAGCAACGCGACGGCACGCTGAAGGATCGCCTGGTCGCCGATCACGGTCCCGCCATCCTCGCGTGGATAGCCGAGGGAGCCGCCCAGTACGCCGCCACTGGCCTTGCCGAGCCCTCCCGCGTCCATGCCGCGACCAACGACTACGAGCGCGACACCGACACCGTGGCGCGCTTCGTCGAGGACGTGTGCATCATCGGCGGCGGCGAGCACGTGAAGGTCAAGAGCGTCGCCGTAACGAGCGCGTACGAGGCATGGTGCCGGTCCGAAGGCGAGACTCCGGTCACTGCCAAGACGCTGCTCAGTGGCCTGCGCGGCCGCTATCCGATCGGCTCCACGCGCTCCCATGGGCTGCGCTTCCTCACCAACCTCACCCTGTCAGGCACCGACGAAGCAGACGAGGCGACGAGGTGGGGGCAATGACGGGTGCCTCATGGGGCACCCGTTGGGTGCCTCTGGGTGTCTCATGTTCGGCGTTCAGCGCTACGCGCGCGCGCCTTGCTGTGAGCGCCGCAGACAGCGATCGGTCTAGCACTCGGGTGCCTCAGGGTGCCTCTAGGTATACATCCCCTCAATCGCGCACACACATACGAAGCGCTTATGTCGAATCAGAGGCACCGTCAGGCACCTGGGGCACCCGATGACCATCCTCGAGATCCTCGCCAGCGGCACCCAGTCCACACTCACGCAGGCAGCCAAGCGCGCCATCGACGACCTCGGCTACGGCCAGGGCATCACGCGTCGCGCCCATCCTCACCGCTGCCCCAAATGCGGCGCATGGACCGTGCGCGGACTCGACGCCGACTGGGCCGCCACCGACGCCATCTGCGATCCCATCGCCCTGTCCCCGCTCGGCGAAGCCCTTGCCTACCTGCGTCCGCCGCAGCGCTTTCAGGGACAGACCTACGCCCTCGTGCGCTTGGCCCGCTACGAGCTCGAACGACGTGACGCCGGCCGCATCGCAGGCAGCCCTGCAGGCAGTCCACGCCAGGACGTACTCCGCAGCCACCTCTGCCACGACCGTCCCCTGAGCGCGGCCGAGACGCTCCTCAGCGCCTTCACTGCCGCACTGCCGTGCCCCTGCCATCCCAACCCCTGCACCTGCCCACCGCCCTTCTGAGAGAGACGCCATGACCCTCATCGAGTACCCGGCCTGCATCTGGAAGGGCCACACCCAGCCCCGCTCGCTCAAGCACCAGCACCTCCAGCAGTGCCCCGACAACGCCTGCCGTGGCTGCCAACCATGCGAGGCAGCGCACTGCCTGGCCTGCGGCGTCACGCATCACGACAGCGTGTGCCTCGCCTGCCGCCACGGCGTACGCCTCGATCTCGACGCACTGGCCGTCCTCGCCGACGCCGACCGCCTGCGCGACCAGGCACAGGCTGATGGCCTGGACTCCGAGGCCATGAACGCGCTGGGCCCCGTTGGCGATCCGTGCGCCACCTACGAGACCGTCGACGCCCGTCACCCGCTGTGGGTGGCGCACTCCTGGGCGCGCCTCATCCGCGAACAGTGGGACGTCAGCGAACCCCATGGCCGCGTGCGCCTGGCCGACGAACTGGACTACCTGCAAGGCAACCTCGACCGTATCGCCGACGACCTCGCACTGCCCTTTGCCGAACTGGCGACGCAGCTCACGCACTCGCGTCACTACCTCGAAGGCATCCTCAAGGACGGGGAGCAACGCGACACCGGAGCACCCTGTCTGCGCTGCGAGCGCGGCATCTACGTCAAGCACTGGGCCGACGCCCGACACGGCGAGCAGCCGCACGACGCCCAAGCCCGCGACACGTGGATCTGCTCCTACTGCCATCACGAAGCCACCAGCGCCGAGTATCGCCTGGCTGTGGCCGTGGTCTTCAGCGTCAACTCCGACTGGCTCAACCTCGCCCAGGCTGCCATGCGCCTGGGCACCAGCGAAGGCAACGCCCGTCTCCTGGCACATCGGCAGCACTGGGGGCGCAGGCGACAACTCATCGATCACGTGCGCACGGTGAAGGTCTTCTGCGCCGTATGCATCGACCGAGGCGGAGCCGAACGCTGCGAGCGACACGCCGATCTGAAGGTTGCATGAACACGGCAAACGCGTTGTAACATTTCTGGCGGAGCACCATGCCCGGTGCCCCATACGAAGCCCCGATGCCCCCGCACCGGGGCTTTTGTCATGCATGAGCCACTGGCCATCAGGAAAAACTGGGACACGCCGATGCGGTCCAGCGTCCGCCCGCTCCCACGCTTTTCACACACGTTGCGAGACTTTCGGCGCGTCGGCCCGTCATCGAGGAATCGCGGAGGCTCGTTATGCCGTCTCCCGCGCGTCCTCGAGGTGGCGATTCGGCGCATCAGCGTCGACGCACGCAGCTGCTGCAGCAGGTGGTGGGGGAAGCCCGAGCGGGACGCCCGATGCCGTGTCCTCGCTGCGGTGAACCGATGCTTGAGGCCCAAGACCTTGACCTCGGACACAGCGTCGATCTCATCACCGATCCCAACGCGAAGGGCGATCGCATCGAGCACCGCTCATGCAATCGCTCAGCTGGCGCCGAGATTGGCAACGCCCGGCGCCTCGGTCCTCGCCGACCGAGAGGCTGGTGACCGTGCCTCGCGCAACGCCTGCGAAACCGCCGGCGAAGAAGCGCACGACGGCCAAGCGCACGCCGCGACCGAAGCCGCCGAAGTTGCCGGCACAGACCGCAGACAGCATCGTGCGAGCAGTGGCGATGGGCATGGAACGCGATCGCGCCGCCCAGGCCTATGGCGTCGCTGCCCTGGCTCCATTCCTCGAGGCCGACAAAGCTATGGCGGCACGCATCGACCAGGCGAGCGCCGAAGCCGAGCTGCGCGCACTCACCGTGGTTGCCACGCGCGGCGAGGAGTGGCAAGCCAGCAAGTGGCTGCTCGAGCGCTTGAACCCCGATCGCTGGGGCAAGACCGCGATCGTGCAGCACGTCCCCGCGGCGAGGCCGGAGGCTGAAGCGCCGGCAGCATCGACGAACGTGATCCCCGAGTCCCGCGTCGCACGTGCACGTCGCGAACGAGAGGAACGGGCACGTGACGCCGCTGGATCCGTGGGCTGACCTTCGCGGGTCGCAGACCCCGACGCACCTCCTGCGTCCGGTCGACGTCGCCTACTCCGACATCCAGGCCGCCATCGACATCTTCGACTGCGTGGGGCTGCAGCTGGCGGAGTGGCAGATCCTGCACCTCACCGACATGCTGTCACGCCGTGTGCTGCCCGACGGCTCGACGAAGTGGTCGGCACTCGAGGTGCTGCTCGAGCTCTCTCGACGCAACGGCAAGAGCGTCGTCGCTGAGGCCCGCTGCCTCGCAGGGATCTACGTCTTTCGCGAGCGTCGCATCGTGTACTCCGCGCACCGCGGCGCAGCATCGACGGAGGCGTTCCGCCGCATCGACGACATGATCGATTCCGATCCCGAACTCAAGCGCGAGGTCAAGATCGTCCGCGCGGCCGTCGCCCGCGAGTCCATCGAGTTCCGCTCCTACGGAAACGAACCGTCTCAGGTGCTGCGCTTCGTCACCCGCACCGCCGGCAACGCACGCTCACTCGAAGCCGACTGCCTCATCGTCGATGAGGTGCAAGACGCACGCGACGAGCACGTCGCCTCGGTCCTGCCGCTCATCACAGGTAGATCCAAGATCGGCGACCCGCAGGTCATCTTCATGGGATCCGCGGGCTACAAGTCCTCGATCGTCCTGGCGCGTCTCGTCAAGCGAGTGCTCCTCGAGCTCGAACTGCGCGGACGCGGTGAGGCTCCGCAGGACAAGCGGATGCTCGGCTACCGCTGGGCTGCAGACCTCGACGTCGACGACGCGGCAAGTCCGCGTACGTGGGCGAAGACCAACCCGATGCTCGGGATCCTCATGACGCCCGAAGCCATCGAGGCCGAGTACCGATCCATGGGTGCCGCCATCGACCCCACCTACTTCGCCGCCGAACGCCTCGGCGTCGGGCAGTACCCGCGCGAAGAGGGCGAGGAGTGGGTCATCCCACGCCGCCGAGTGGAGGAAGCCAACCTCGCAGGCGACGTCGACGTCACCGGCCCGGTGATGCTCGCCCTCGAAGTTCACTGGAACCGACAGTCGGCCTCCATCAGTGCCGCCGGCCGCACCGCCGACGGCACGAAGGTCGGCTGGCTGCAGGCGGCCGAGGTCGGCACCGCGTGGGTCGTCCCCGAGCTGCAGCGACTCACCCGCGAGCACGAGACCTTCGGCGTCCTCATCGACCCGCAGTCTCCGGCGAGCTCGCTGGTGGCACCGCTACGGGATGCCGGCGTTCCGATGGTGTTCCTCACCTACAAGGACATCGGCGCCGCCTGGGGCGCCATGTTCGATGCGCTGGCCACCGACACACCAACGCTGCGACTGCTGAAGAACGACCTGCTGCTGGCCTCGTTCGCGGCCGCAGATACGCGCGACGTGAGTGGCGCACGCACCTGGAAGCGCACCACCGAAGACGACTCCACAGCCGTCATCGCCCTCACGTGGGCGGCCTACATGCTCGACCAGGCGTCGAAGCCGGTGGAGCCTGCGGCGCTGCCGGCGGTGACGTCAGGTGCTGGGCGAGTCCCTGCAGCGAACGCCCCGCATTTCGACGTACGCGCCGCGAAGTTCTAGCCGGAAGGAGGACCAATGCCGACACCCAACACCGGAGACGCGAAGGTCTTCGTTCCTTCGTCTGCCGCTCGCAGCGAGAAGGGCTACACCATTGCGGCCACCCCGCAGCAGTGGTGGACCGACCTCGCCGGCGAGGAAACCCCGGAGCTGCGCTGGCCCAACAGCGTCGGCGTGTTCGAGCGCATGGCGAGCACGGACACGCAGGTCGAGTCCGCACTGGCCGCCATCACGTCTCCGATCCTGCGCACCACGTGGGCGATCGATGGGCTCGGCTGCGATCCGGCCGTGGTGGCGCACGTCGCGAACGATCTCGGGCTGCCGGTGCTGCCGGACAAGGTCGAGGGCGACACCATCCTCGACCGCTTCGCCCGCATGGACGACGTCGCCGCCAACCGCACCCGCGGCCGCTTCTCATGGACCGAACACCTGGAGACGGCGGTCGTCGATCACCTCGTGTACGGGCATGCGATCTTCGAGCAGATCTACTACCCGATCGTTCCTGCCGAGACCGGCGGCGACGGGCTGTTCCATCTGCGCAAGCTCGGCTACCGACCGGCGCGCACCATCGCCGCGTTCAACGTTGCGGCTGACGGTGGGCTCATCTCCATCACGCAGAAGTCACCCGAGTACGGCGGCGCCGCCGTCATCGGCTTCGGCGCGAACAATGGGCCAGAGCTCAAAGTCGATCGACTCGTCGCCTACGTGCACCGCAAGCGCGGCGGCAACTGGCAGGGCCGATCAGCACTGCGCAGCGCCTACAAGAACTGGCTACTCAAGGACCGCGAACTTCGCGTCCAGGACCAGGTCATCGAACGCAACGGCCTCGGCATCCCCACCTACACCGCACCCGACGGCTCGGCCGCACAGCTGCAGGCGGGCCTCGACATCACCTCGGCACTGCGTGCCGGCGACAACTCCGGCGTCGCCGTGCCCAAGGACGCGAAGCTCGAGATCCTCGGCGTCACTGGCACGCTGCCGCAGATCCTGCCGGTGATCCGCTACCACGACGAGTCGATCCTGAAGTCGGTCCTCGCCAACGTGCTCAACCTTGGCCAGTCCGCAGGCACCGGCTCGTGGGCGCTGGGCACGACGCTCGAGCAGGTGAAGAACCTGGCCGTCGAAGTTGTCGCAGAGAACATCCGCGACACCGCCACCAAGCACATCATTGAAGACCTCGTAGACATCAACTACGGGCCGACCGAACCGTCCCCGCGGCTGGTGTTCGCGCCCATCACTGCGGCGCCCGTCAACTACGGCGCGGACTCCGTCGCTGCCACTGCACCGCCAACCGTCTGAGGAGCATCGATGGCGATCTTGAATAAGGCCAACGCCCAGCGCGCGGAGCGCCGCTATTGGGGTGACCGCGAAATGCCGAAGGCGAAGACCGATTTCTTCGGGCTCGTCACCACCCCGAACACGGGCGGCGACGGCAGCATCGCGACGCTGCGCATCTACGGGCCGGTCGACTCATGGGGCGGGCTGTGGGGCGTGTCCGCGCAAGACGTCACCGACGTGCTCGACAAGCTGAGCGCCGACGTCACGCAGGTGATCGTCCGCGTCAACTCACCCGGCGGTGAAGTGTTCGAGGGCCTGGCCATCTTGAACGCGCTACGCGCACACAAGGCATCCATGACCGCCGTGGTTGACGGACTGGCAGCATCCGCCGCCTCCATCATCACCTCCGGGCTCGATGAGTGTGTGATGTCGCCGGGGTCCATGCTCATGATCCACTCGCCGTGGACGTTCTCCATCGGCAGTTCGGCGGACCTCCGCAAGGACGCCGAAGTCCTGGACAGCATCGAACGCTCCATCGTGAGCGTGTACCGCGACAAGGCCGGCGAGAAGGACTGGGCAGCGATCCTCGCTGCTGAGACCTGGCTGGCCGACGGTGAGGCAGTCGATTTCGGCCTCGCCGATCGTGTCGCCGTCATCGCCGACCAGGGCGTGAGCGCCAACGCCGAAAGCATCGTCATCCCGCCGACGCCCGATCCGATCGTGGCATCGGCCACCGAGTTCCTGCGCGCCGCTACCCGCGCGCAGCGTGCAGCAGCGGCCCACGAAACTCCCGACGCATCCGCGACGGGTGACCATCAGGAAGGAGTCGCCATGAGCGACGACATCAACGCGACCGCACCGGACGCGCTCGAGGACGCGCAGGCGACTCCCGCGACCGCTCCCGAGGTTGCAGACGAGCCGGCCGCAGCAGACGAGACGGTGGTGCTCGACAAGTCCACCTTCGCCGAGCTGCAGCGTCAGGCTGCCGCCGGACGTGACGCGGAAGCCCGCGCCCACGAAAACGCCATCAGCGAGGTGCTCGACGCGGCGATCCGCGCCGGCAAGTTCGCCGAGTCGCGTCGCGGCCACTTCGAGGCGCACCTGCGTGCCGACTTCGAGGGCACCAAGCAAACCATCGAGGCACTCGCCTCGCTGACCACCGAGGTCGGCTTCGACGCCTCGGCGGAGCACATCAACGACACGACCAGCGGCACCCACGACACGCCAATGGACGCGCTTCGCGCGGCCTACGCACAGACCAAGAAGGAGCACTGACATGGCCGTCACTCTGGCCGAGGCTGCGAAGCAGTCCACCACCGTCCTGCAGCGGGGCGTCATCGAGACGTTCATCCAGGAGAACCCGATCCTCGACCGGATCAACTTCGAGCCGATCGAAGGCAACGCGTACGCGTACAACGAGGAGCTCGCGCTCCCCGGCATCGCGTTCCGTGCCGTCAACGGCGCCTACACCGAGTCCACCGGCACGGTGAACCCGAAGTCCGAGTCGCTGAAGATCCTCGGCGGCGACGCCGACGTCGACCGGTTCATCGCCAAGACGCTGTCGAACGTGAATGACCAGCGGGCTTCGCAGACCGCGCTCAAGGTGAAGGCACTGTCCTTCGCCTACTCGGACGCCTTCTTCAACGGCAACGTCGGTGTCAACGCCGACAGCTTCGACGGCCTGAAGACTCGTCTCACCGGAGCGCAGGTGCTCGCCAACGCTGCCAACGGCGCGGCGATCAACACCGACGCGGCGACGCGTTCGGCGTTCTTCGACAAGCTCGATGACCTGCTCGCCTCGGTGCCTGGCATCAATGGCAGCAACGGCGCGATCTACTGCTCGGCCGCGATCCTCGGGAAGATCCGCTCTGCGATGCGCAATGCCGGCCTGGAGACCGCGCTCCTGCAGGACATCTCAGGCAAGCGTGCTGTCATGTGGCAGGGTGTGCCGATCCTCGACGCAGGAACCGATTTGGCCGGCACGGCAGTGCTTCCGGCCACGGAGACGCAGGGCGCGTCGAACGTCGCCTCGTCGATCTACGCCGTCAAGTACGGATCCACCTTCGGCGACTCGGGCGTGCTCGGGCTCACCAACGGCGGTGTGCAGGTGGAGGACCTCGGCCAACTGCAGACGAAGCCCGCGTTCCGCACCCGCATCGAGTTCTACACGGGCATCGCCATCTTCAACGGCAAGTCCGCGGCTCGCCTCCCCGGCGTCCTGAACGGCTGACGATCATGACTGATCGCGTTGAGACGTACACGATGCGCACCCACGCCGGTGAGTTCACCGTCACTCGCAACATCGAGACCGGGGAACAGACCGTCGAGCCCGTCACTGCCGCCACCGATGGGACCGGCGACGGCACGGACTTCGCGGACATGAAGGTTGTCGATCTCAAGGCGTACGCCGACGAGCATGGCGTCGACCTTGGTGAGGCGACGAAGAAGGCCGACATCATCGCCGTACTCGAGCAGGCGCAGGAGTAGACGATGACGCTCATCGACGCGATCGGCAAGGAGGCGGTGCGCGTTCACTTGGCCGAACGCGAACCCGACCTTGTCGATCGCGCCGATGCAGCAGGCGTGACCCTGTTCACGTCGCTACGCACCGCGGTCGCGGCGCAGATCACCATCATCGTTGGTGTGGATCCTGCGCCCGGCCCGGTGCGCGATCTCGCCGTCCAGGCCGCCGCCTACGAGATCGCCTCGCAGTTTGAGTACGCCTGCTTCCCCGAGCAGCAGACCGCAGGCAACATCGGCCGTGGCTGGTTCCTGCACCAGCGCTTCGAGCAGATGCTCGCCACACTCAAGGGCGCCGCCTCCGGCACGGACCTGGGCGCCATCGCCGTCGGACTGCCGATGGCGTCATTCCCAGCCGCGCGCACCTACCCAGACCCGATCGACTGAGGAGTGGCCATGTGGCTCGCTACCGTCCCGGTGCATGTGCGCACGCCGCACGGCATCGACCTCGTTGATCCCGGCAGCGCACTGCCCGTCGACGCCGACAGCGCCGACGTTGCTCGGCTGCTTGCGCACGGCGCGGTCCTTGCCTTCGACCCCGAGCCGCAGCCGAGCATCGACTGGCGCAAGGCTGACCTGCTCGACTACGCCGCTGCCCGCGGCATCACCGTGCCTGACGGCACCAAGGCCGAGATCCTCGCCGCCATCCTGCAAGGCTGACCATGGGTATCACGACGCGTGCCGAGCTCACCATCGACAGCAAGAGCGCCGTCAATTTGCTGCAAGGCCTGGAGCGCAACGCGCTCAACGTCAGTGCGCAACTCGACATCCTGGCCAAGGCCGCGCGGCGATGGGAGCGCGACCTCATCGGCAGCCAGGGCCGCGCCGGCTATTCGCCGTGGCCGCGTGACCTGCAAGCGACGATGGATCTCAAGCATTCGAGCAAGACCATGGTGGAGACCGGCGCCCTTGTCGACGCGCTGCTCGGCACGCCGCGGCGCACCGCGACCATGGTGAAGGTCGTCGCCCCCGGCTACGGCTTCTGGCATCAGATCGGCACCAAGCATCAGCCGCGCCGCAACATCATGGGCATCCCCCCACAGGCACGTTTGCTGCCAGTGATCGAGGAACTCATCGCGCAGATGCTCAATGTTGCCGTCACGCCAGTTGCCGTGAGGGAGTCCTAATGCCCGCTCCCATCATCGATGCGGACGTCATCTGCACCGCCGTTGAGCAGGTGCTGCGCGACCATCTGCGCGACGTGCTCGAGGCGCTCGGGTGGCTCGGGCAGTTGGGCGATGTGCGCACCTTCCAGCAGGTGCCCGACCTCAACGCGGTAGCCGCCGCCAACTTGCCGGCCGTCATGATCGGCACCAGCCGCGCAGACTTCGACACCACGCGATCCGGTGAACAGTTCGATGGCACCTGGCAAGTCGCCGTTGGTATCCGCGATCGCGGCAAGGACCACGCCGACACCGCACAGCGCATCCGCCGCTGGGCCACCGCCATCACCATCGCCGCCACCCTTGACCGGGGCCTCGGCGGCATCGCGTCGTCGGTGCGTCCCATCTCCGCGCACTACGACGACCTCGCCGACGTCAGTCAAGCCCGCACCATCGCCTCTGCCGCCATCGTGTTGGAGATCCGCATCCTGGACGCGATCGACCTCGACGAGTTCCGCCGCCTGCTGCAGCCCATGCCTACCGTCACCTCCACTCATTCGACGGTCGACCAGTAAGTCCCACTGAGAAAGGAAGCCGTCATGGCGTCTCCCAGCATCACCGTCAACGTCTCGGGAGCGATCCCCACTGCGGGGACGCCCACCGATACCGGCGTCCTCTTCTTCGCCTACACCGGAGCCACCGGCCCCACCACACCCACCCGCGTCACCTCCATGGCGCAGGCGCTGGCCGCCTCGGTCCCGACCGATACCGCCGCCTGGCTGGGGGACTTCTTCGCCAACGGTGGCGCCGCTGCCTTCGTGGTGAAGGTCGCGGCGGCCAGCCCGGCTGCTCCGACCGTCGCCGAGTGCACGGCGGCTCTCGACTTGTTCACCGATGATCTCGGCCCTGGCCAGGTCGTCGTCGCCGGCATCGCCACCGCGTTCGCATACACGGCACTGTTGGCGCACGCCAACGCCCACCCCACGCGGGTGGTTCTGCTCGACGTGCCGACTTCCGCGTCGTTCACGGCGGCCGATTCCGCCACCACCGCTGCCGGACTTGCCTCCGCGGCCGGTTCGACCCGGGCAGCCATGGTCGGTCCGCGCCTGCTGTTCCCGGCGCTCACCGGATCGGGCACCCGCGAAGTGCCTGCCTCGGTCATCGCCGCCGGACTCGCTGCACGCTCCGACGCCGAACATGGCTCCGCTGGCTTCAACCCGAGCTCTGCCACCGGCGCACGCCCGGTGTCCGTGCTGACTGGCGCGGTGGGTCTCTCCACCCCGTCAGGCAAGGTCACCAAGGCCGATGCAGACACCCTCTATGGCGCGGGCGTCAACCCCATCCGCGTCAGCGCCGACGGCAAGATCATCTGGCTGCAGGGCTGGATCGCACTGTCGACCGAGGCGCTGTGGCATCAGCTGCAGCACGGACGCCTCGCAGCCGAAGTCGGCGCCAAGGTCGCGGCCATCATGGCCGCCTACTCGGGGCAGAACATCGACGGCCAGGGCCGACTCTTCGCCCAGGTCGCAGGTGATCTCGGCGGCTACCTGCTCGGCCTCTACGCGGCGAACGTGCTCTACGGCGCGAAGCCAGCCGACGCCTACAGCGTGGTCGTGGACTTCACGAACAACACGACCGCGACCATCGCCGCAGGCGAACTGCACGGTGCGGTCGCCTTCACCCCGGCCAGCTCGGTCGAACAGATCACCATCAACGCTGTCGTGCGCAGCATCTGAGACAAGGAGTAGACCATGGCGCGAGTCACCAAGAGCAACGGCCTCGTCTCCCTGAGCGTGAACGGCACGTCGTATGGCGTGTGGGACACCCGCAGCGGCGGCGACATCTCGTCCAGCGAATCCCGTTACCGTCCCGGCGGCGGCGGCGAACAGGTCGACCCCGGTCGTCCCACGGTCGCCGACGTCACCGTCACCAAGGCGTACGACCCCACCACGGGACTGCGTGAGGCGATGGAGGGCTACATCGGCACTGCCGCCGTGGCGGTCGTCACCGACACCCCCACCGACGCATCCGGTGCGCCGATCGCCAAGCCCGAGACGTGGACCGGCATCATCAAGTCCGCCACCTTCGACGACACCGACTCCGCGAGTGACGACCGTAAGATCGCCACCGTCGTCATCGCCGTCGCGAAGAAGGCGTGAACGCGATGAACGAACACAGCGGCGACCTGCACGACACCACGTTGGGCGAAGTCCCGGCAGCCCCGTCTTCGGCGCTCGCCGGGCTTCGCGCCCAACGCGACAAGATCAAGGCCACCCTCTTCATCGACATCCCGGTGCCGCGCTACAGCGGCGTTCTCGTGCGCTTCAAGCCCGCCCCGCAGGGACTGGTAACGAAGATCATGAACGCGGCCGAGAAGTCCAAGGACGCCGACGCCGGCGTCATCGCCAACGCCCAGGTCCTCGCACACTGCGCAGTCGGCGTGTTCCAACTCGACGATCTCGGCAAACCGCTGGGCGACCCCAGCGACTGGCCGGTGTTCGGACACGAACTCGCCGAACTCATCGGCGCCCCCGAAGCCGGCGGCACTGCCGTCGCCGTCGTGCGTGCGCTGTACGCCACTGACGGTGACATTGCCGCCACCGCGGCGGCACTGGCCGAATGGTCGGGCTACACCGCAGAAACGGTCGCCGCCGACTACGAGGGAAACTCCTAGGCCACCCTGCCATCACATCGGCAGCGGTGGCCTCCCACTTCGGTATCGACCCGCTGACCTTCTTGGCGCTGGCCGAAGATGACCAGCGCATCATGAGCGCGGTCCTCACCGAGCGCGCCCACATCGACGCCGAACAGCGGCAGGGCGAACTCGACTACCTGGCATCGAAGACCTCGTCACTCACCGTCGAACACATGACGCGTTGGCTGGCGAAGAACCTGCCGAAACTCCACGGATAGGAGGACGACGATGGCGCAGCAAACGACCGGCACCGTCGTCCTCGCGTGGAAGACCTCGGGCTCGAAGACCGCGGCCAAGAAGGCCCGCGACATCGAGGCCGGCATCGGCCGCACCGGTCTCGCGGCAGGCAAGACGAAGACGCCGTTCATGAAGATGAGCTCGAGCATCGAGAGCATCGACAAGCGCACTCGCAAGTGGGCGCTCGGACTCAAGACGGTGGTCGGTGCCATCGCCGCACTCAAGGTCGTGAAGGTCGCCACCGGCTGGCTCAAGGACGCCGCGACCAATGCGCTGGAGGACGAGGACTCCTCGCGCCGACTCGCCATCGCGTTGCGCAACACCACGCATGCGACGAAGGCGCAGACCGCCGGCGTCGAGGAGTGGATCAGCAAGCAGGCCCTCGCCTTCGGCTTCGTCGACGACAAGCTGCGCC